TTAAGAATCTTCTGGTCACATCCATTAGATGTAGCAATATACAGATCTCAAGGTATCACCGTTAGACCTGCTTACCAATTGGCTTCTTATAACACAGGTGCTTCAGGATCTAATAAGCCTTTTTACAGCAATGCTTATCAGTTCGGTGATTCAAATTACGTTGATATTGTTAGTGCCACTACCCCTGATGGTGTAACTGGACCTAATGCTCCTTTGGGTGTTTCGAATGTACTCCAAGGATATAACTCGTCTGCATTATTCCAGGATGTAAAATATCAAGAAATATCAGATGGTGACATCGTCTGGTTAGACTCTGCTGGAACTTCTGTTAACTATTTAACATTTGAAAATAATGTTGATAGAGATCAGTTTAATTTTGTTAATGCAAGATCACATACAAACGTTTCTCTTTCAGGAACTACTATTAATAATATTGCTCCTTTTGGAAGCATGTATGCTTCTAATAATATTGGGTCTTCAGTTTCTCCTCAGAAGTTTGACATCATATCACAGGAAGGTTCAATCGACTCTTTTGTTGAATGTTCAAGAATTGATACGACCACTTTCTTAGTTAATGAAGACGCTAACGGAAACGTTCCATTCTCTGTTGGAGATTTGGTAGTTTCTACAGATCTTGATATTTGCATTCCTCCTACCGGAAACCAACAAAGCAGATTAGCAAAAATAACAGTTGTTGCTTCAACAACCACACCTGGACAATACAGAGTGGTTTCAGCAAGACCTGTATTATACTACTCTAGCACAGGTATGGGATTCAGAGTTCAGAAGTTCAAATCTATTGCACAGTTTACTAAATCGTTCGATTTTACTTACCTTGCTGGATTTACCATGAAAGAAAGCCACAGACCTAATGGTTCTGATGCTAGAATCTCTGAGATCCTTGATGTACTTTATGATACTAACATAGCTAAAACCTTAGCTTCTAAAGACGTTATCTCATTCAGATACATCGTTGATACATTCTCTGGTCAGATCTTACCTAATTCTAAGTATCAGCTTTCAAGACTTGCTAAATTAAGACAACAATCACTTGCCTTAATTAACGCACCGTCAATGGCTCAATTCCAGGCTAGTACAGATCCTAGATTTACTAATGCTCCAACTGCAGCTAATCCATATCCTAGCTTAAACACTGCTTATATAGCAGACGGTGGTAACTTATCACTTAATCCAAGCTATACGTTCAGCTTACCTAGCGAGGACGAAGGATCTAAATTTGCAGCATTCTATTCTCCTTATATCACAATAAGAGAGTCAAATAGAAACATCAACGTTCCACCAGCTGCTATGGTTTCTAACAACTTCGTTAGAAAATTTGCAAACGGTGAACCATACGCGATCATAGCAGGTCAAAAAAGAGGTATTCTCAGCGGAGGTGGAAACATCGTAGGAGTTGAATATGACTTTACAGACGAAGATAGAGCAAATCTTGAACCGTTTGGTATCAACCCTATCATCAAGAGAAGAGGAATTGGCGTTGTTATCTTCGGTAATCAAACTGCTTACCAACAAGTTAACTCTGCATTCAACTTAGTTCACGTAAGAGATCTCTTGATCAGTGTAGAAACTGACGTACAGTCAATCCTATCTAACTACTTGTTTGACTTCAACGAAGACACAATCAGACTTGAAATTAAAACTTTAGTTGATAACTACCTAGACGGTGTAAGAGCAGGAGGAGGAATTTACCAGTATCAAACTGTAATGGATGCTTCTAACAACACTCCAGCTATCATAGATATGAATATGGGAGTAATAGATGTTATCATCGAACCTGCTAGAGGTATACAGAAATTTATCAACAGAATCACAGTTACAAGAACTGGTGGTATCTCATCTGGCGGATTTATTCAATTCGTTTAAGATTTGATGATTTTCTAAAACAAAGATAAATATAAAAGAATATGGCAGGATTACCACATTATCAAAACTCGCTCTCTGCAACCAACAGGTTTGAACCGGTTTATTTGAACCAGTTTGAGGTTACAATCATACCTCCTGCGGCTGTTTTGGGAGGTGACATCCTTCTCCAACACGTCACAAAGGTTAGCGGTCTATCTTTAGATAAAAACCCTGGATTGGTAACTCAAAAATATAAGTTCGCTAAAAGGAACTATGCAGGTGCTAAGCCTGACACTACCTTTATGGACTTGAGTCTTAGTTTCACTATAAACTTGAATGATGACAATTCAATGTACGTATTTAAAACACTAAGACAATGGAGTGATTTAATCTATAACCCACTAACCGGTGCGATGGGTCTTAAGAATGACTATGTTGGAACGATAGTGATTTCAATCTTCAATAAACAAGGTGATGTTTTCAGAAGAATTACTTGTAGAGATTGTTACCCAACCAAACCAGTCAATCCGATGAATCTAAACTATACATCGACCGACATCTATAAAATAGACGATATGACTTGGGCGGTTGATTATTGGGAAGATCTATTCTTATAAAAAAAGTTAAAAATTAAATGGCAGGTTTACCACATTTTACTAACTCAAGAGCGGCGATAAACAATTTTGAACCTGTTTATCTGAATCAATTTGAGGTGATCATTAGTCCTCCAGCAGGTATTATTGATGCAACCACCACGTTCAAGGGTGAAACCATATTGACCCAACAAGTTAAATCGATCACAGGTTTAGCAGTGGATATATTACCAGCTGCAAACGTTGAGCAAAACTATAAATTTGCCACAAGAAGATACGCTGGAGGTGAGCCTTCAACCTCTGATATGACTCTCACTATGGAATTCGAGGTCAACTTAAATGATACTAATTCCATGACAACATACAAAATTCTCAGACAATGGAGTGATTTGATCTATAACCCTTTAACAGGTGCGATGGGCCTCAAATCTGATTATGTTGGTTCTATGGTTATTTCAGTATTCAACAAAAGAGGAGACGTTTTCAGAAGAATTAGAATACCTTCATGTTTCTTGAGTGAAGCTATTAATGCTATGGAATTAGATTACGAGAATCCCGCTATCTACACAGTTAGCACCTCTTGGATATGCGACTACTGGGAAGATCTATTCTTATAATAGAAATCCTAAAAATATCGAAAAGAGACAATGAAAATTGTCTCTTTTTTTGTTTTCTGTTATATAATAAAAAACAAGAGTAGAATACTATGGATTTCATGAGCAATTTTTCACCCGAAGAGATACTAAGAAAAAAGGAACTAGAAGGAGGCCTGGAATACGATCCGATTCCAGAAAATCAAATTTTGGCCGAGAGACCTCCGGTTACTTCTGAAGCTGCTGTTGAAATACCAGCACCGATACAACAACCTGTGGTTGAACCCGTTTTTAAAAGTAATCCCACACCCACATCCGAGCCTGAAATTAAACAGCAATACCAGACTCAAGAACCATTAAATCCACCCATTAGCTCATTGGGAAAATCCCAGAAAATGAAATCCAGCACTGAAGATAATATCGGGTGGAAAAATATTCCAATTCACTTGCTTCCTTCTATGGGTATGTTCTATCCAGAGGGGACCAAAATTGCTATTAGAGCAGCAGAGGTAAAGGAGATAAGGTTCTTTTCTACCATAGACGATGATGATAATTTGGACATTGAAGAAAAGTTATCGTACGTTATCGATAGATGTAGTAGAATGGAATTTCCCGGAGAGGGTTTAGTTTCATATAAGGATCTCAAACAGGAAGATAGATTCTTTATTGTCTTGGCAATTAGGGATTTGACTTTCGTCAAGGGTGAAAATATGATCATACTAAAGCCTTATAAAAAGTGCAAATCAACCCCAGATTGTCCATTTAATCACGGAATAGAACTCAGAACAGGTGTATTAAGCTCTTACGAAATAGATCCTCAGATCCTCAAATACTATGATGCTTCGACTAGAAGCTTCGTCTTTGAATCAAGCAAAATAGGCAAGAGAATTGAAATTTCGATTCCTAGTATAGGAGTTACGCAAGAGATTGCTAGTTTCTTGAGAGAAGCCGCTAAGAGGGGAATTGAAGTTGATGACGGTTTTGTTTCCATATCACCTTTCTTATTTAATGACTGGAGATCTTTATCGTTTGAACGTATTTTAGGAAAGCTCAGAGAAGTTGATAATTTCTGGAGTAAAGAAGAATATAGCTTATACTTCGAACTTTCTGAAAGAATTAAGATAGGAACGAAATTAGAAGTTAAATTAGAATGTCCAGTATGCGGTGAGAAGGAGGTCACCGCCAATATTACCTTTCCCGGAGGGCTCAGATCTCTTTTCGTTATTTCAAATATCTTTGGAGAACTTCTTTGATATTAAATTTAGACTCTGGAAAGAACACGGACTAGATCCAGAATGGATTGAAACTATACCTTTTTATGAATATCAAATTTGGATTGATAAACTCAACGCCGTAATAGAAGTTGAAAACGCCGAAGCTCAAAGCAAGGATGGATTAAAGCAAATCTTCAATTTTACCAAGGGAAGTTAACAGGGGATATATACATAAAACACGATTAGTGTCAGATGGACAACAACCAAAAGCTTATATCCCAAATCGCAGATCTAAGTAGAAATTTGAATCTGATGAATGATTCTCTAAAGAGAAACACACAGTCAATTCAAGCTCTAGTAGATGTTACGCCTACATCAGAAGCAGAAAAGCCAACAAAATCTGAAAAATCTCCAATTGAGAAAGATTTAAAAGACCTCTCTAGTGTGCTTTCTAAAATGATGTCTCCAGAAAGTCCCCTTTCTAAAATAGCTAAAGCCATGGAGGAATCGTCTTCCAAACCTGTCGACTTCACTAAAACTGGAGAGATTAAAGGTGCATTCCAAACTGGCGGAGTTGCAAAACAAGAAGGTAATTATGTCGTTGGAGAAAATGGACCAGAGGTTGTCAAGCTCCCTAAAGGTAGCGGAATCATTCCTATTAACACTAAAGATTTAATAGAAGGTCTGAAGAAAGTTCCGGAACTTTCAGCTCTCCTTAAGGAAGGCGACGTTGTAAATGTAACTGGTGAATATTACGACAAATCCATATTATCCTCTGACGGAAAGAGAATAAGCCTAAATAAGCTTATTAATAAATATGAAGATGAGACATTCTTTTCTGATGACGAGACAAAGGATAAGAAGACAGCGGAAAGATTGGAAAAGAATCTAAAATCTTTAGAGGATCTTCAGAAGGCAGCAGATGATAAATTAAACTTCGAGTTCAATTCGATAAGGGAAGAAAAAATGAAGTTGGATTCCCAAAGAGGAGGAGCAGAACCGCCTGAACAATTTGAAGAGAAGTTAAGAATATCCAAAGATATTTTAAAAACTCTTCCACCTGAGGAGCATACCGAACTCGCAGTTGCCAAAGCTAGACTCGAAGCTGAGAAAATAATACTTGCTAAGTCTCTGGAAAGAAGTGAAGCGAAACCAACTGGAAAGACTGAATCGTCAGAAACTGCTGTTTCTAAAACCGACCTAAAGAAGCTAAACACTGAAGCCAAAACCTCTGAATCTAAATCAGAATCAGAAAAACCTGGAAAGGAGAAAGGCCCGGGAGTTTTTAGTAAACTTGGAAGTCAGCTCAAAAAAAGTGCAGGAAGAGTAGCCGAGGGTGTAGCCGATAAAACTGGGATTAGTGGAATCCTTTCTGTTGGTAAAAAAGCTCTTGAGTCTAGATCAGAAAAAAATAAATCTGAAAAGTCTTCAACTGCAGCTTCGAGTGAATCTAAAGGTGAACCTTCAGAAATGAAGAGGAGTGTACCAGCTTTAGCTGCACTCCCACCTAAACCTGAGCCTAAACCAGAACCTCCTAAAACAGAAGCACCTAAACCACCTAAACCTGTTGAATCTAAAAAAGAATCGGTGACATCTGCGTCATCAGAACCTGCTTCTGCTAAGTCTACTACTCCAAGTAGAAAGGAAGAAGAATCCAAAGAAAGTATTACTCCTGCAGATCTAAATGATATAAAATCCGCACTTGCAAGAATAGCATCTTTATTAGAGGGTCCAATAACGGTCTCTTCTATGGACGGACCATTTAGACCTGATTCTAGAAGGGTATAACCTTCATTTACAGTCACTTTAAAAAAATATTTACAAAACCCCTGTTGTAAATTTTTTTCTCGCGTTTCTTTTTAGTATATTTGTTTTAAATTCTCAATTATGGACTTCAAAGAAAAGATAGGCAAATCCCTCGCATCCACAGTAGACCCCACCCTTCTCCTCGACCAGTTGGTGAACATTTCCAACTGGAGAATCTCTAAAAACAAGAAAATCGAATCATACCAAATACGATGGGATGATTCAGAAACCCTAGATCTAAATAACATTACCATTCATGATGATGTCAAATCTTTAAAGAATGATTTGATCTATTTACAGATGGCTTCGGTGTGGGGAAAGAATTCACACTGCGAAAGAATGAAAGTCGGATGTCTAATGGTTAAAGACAAATCCATTATTTCAGATGGTTATAACGGATCACCGACAGGATTCCCGAATATCTGCGAAGACGAAAATATGGTAACATTACCTTATGTCTTACACGCAGAAGCCAATGCAATCACTAAATTAGCTAAAAGCACACAGAGCTCGGATGGATCAACTATTTACGTTACCTTATCTCCATGTTATGAATGTTCAAAACTTATTATCCAATCGGGGATAAAAAGAGTTGTATTTTCTGAAGTGTATAGGAAACCTGAATCGATAGCATTCTTACTAGAAGCTGGAATTGAAATTGTTAAAATATCTAACCTGACCCAAATTTAACCTATATGCAGCAAATTAAAGAAACGAACATTCAAAAATTAGCTGAGGATTTTATCCAAAGCAAAAGCGACAAATCATTTGCAAATCTATTTAACAGACTTAAGCCCGGAGTCTCAAATCACTGCTTCTTAATTCTTAAAGACGTGGAGTTAGCTGAGGATGCTTTTCTGAACACTATGTCAAAAATATGGCTGAAGATTGATCAATACAACCTTGAAAGAGGTAATTTTTCGACCTGGTGTTATAATATAGCTCGAAATGAATCTTTGCTCCTTATGAAATCTAGAAAGAAGCTTGTTAATCACGAGGATATTGACCTAGAGTTTTTATCATCAAAGAACACGATAGGAGATTTAGGCGGGGTTTATACAATCGAGGACGATCCTGCTTATGCTTTCTTTAGTGAAGAAAATACTATTGATGCAGTGTATGAATCGGTTCTCGATGAAATCAGATCCCTTCCCGAAACATATCGTGATATTATGATAGATAGAGAGATTCACGGCATGAAGTACAAAGACATTGCTGAGAAATACGGGATCAAGAAAAGATCTATTGCAACCAGGATCAGAAGAGCTAGAGGTAGAATCAGAAAGCAGATTGACGGGAACAATAAGCCTAAAGCCAAGTATAAAAAGAAATAAATCAATATGTTAGCGATATTCAACTTTTTCAACGTCTGGAAAGATGTAAAAATCTACAGAGACTATCTTAAGATTATAAAAAAGGAGTCTTTAAATTCTCCTGTATGGTCTAGAAAAAACTTGAGAAAGGATTGGTTTGGTCGTGTCTATACTGTAATCAATCTTCCACCTGAAGTTATATTTTCAGCCGATCTTCCTAAAGAGGCTAGACCTTCTTTTGTGATGAATGAGATTAAGCCCATTAATGACTATATGAAGTCTTTAAATCTTGAGGAGATACTGACATTAGGTGTAGAGGAAGTAAAGGGTACAAACAGCGAATCATATTTAGTTGTATATCAATATCTATTTAGAGAGCTTAATTGGATATGGATTTTTAGATTCATTCTAGAAATTTCATTAGTCGTTTTTGTTTATGTAAAGTGGGATTGGATAATGGGATTTTTTAGATAACATGGACGAAAGATTACTTTTAGCTAAGGCAGACATTGAAAAGAAACTGGCAGTTTTCCAGGATCGAAATTTTACTTTCGATGAAGACAGCCACACATACAGGTACGACAATACCAAATATGACTCTGTAACCACTTTCTTGAAAAATTTCAAGGTACCTTTTGATAGAGAATACTGGTCTAAAAGGAAGGCTGACGAAAGAGGTGTTGATGTTTCTGTAGTTCTTAACGAATGGCAAGAAAAGGCAAACGGAGCCACCAGTTTAGGAACAAAGGTCCATAAATTCATAGAGGATTTTTGGAGTGGGAATTCGCCGGAAATGCCATCTGACGAAAATCTGCTTGAAAGGATAGAGAAGTTCATGGACATCTATAACAGAAAACTCCATGTTCTAATGCCTTTGAAATCTGAACTGAAAATATTTTCTAGAAGATGGAGATTAGCAGGAACGATAGATCAGCCTTTTTTATTCTGGTCTTCTGAACAGGAAAGGCCTTTCCTTATAATTGGTGATTGGAAAACCAATGGTGAATTTAGACATGATGAGCATCCTAAGGGGAGATATAAAAAACTTCTAAGACCTTTTGCCCATCTTTATGAAAACCACCATAATGAATATTCGATTCAAATAAGTCTTTATCGTTTGATTTTGGAGGAAGAAGCTAACATAGAAACACAAGATGGATTTCTGTGCCATATAGGTCCAGAAGGACCTGCAAAGATTTATCGAACCAAAGATCTTCGTGAGCCTTTAAAGGCTTTCCTAAATCACAACAGAACCGAATTTGATATTTTTAGCATAGACTAAGAAACAAAATCAACTATTCAATCTAAAAAAAGAAAAAAGAAAAAATCATGTCAAATTCTAAAGGAAAAAATTTACAGGAATCAGCAGGTCCTGGTGCATCGCAAGAAATCGATTTTGCTGTAATGAACGAAGAATCTAATCTTATCATAGATCAAGAACTTGTTGATTCTTTACAACAAACAATAAAGTCAAAAAAAGAAGAGATTCAAACTAAGGTCTATGCAATCGCTTTCAGCGAGGATCTTTTAAAAAGATACGAGAATTTCGTTACTCATGAAGCAGAGTGGAATTCAACAGAAGCTTTAGGTGTAAAGGAAATCAGCAAACAGATCCAAAAGATCAAAAAGGATGGAGTGAAGAACCAAGTAATTTATATGTCTGCCCTCCACTTAGAAGCCAGCCATTATTTCATTTCTAAATCTAAAGGAAAGGGCTTAGAATCAGCTGAAAATTTCCTAGAACTTTACAAACCTTTCGATAAAGCCTTAAGTGATGCCAAAAAAGATGCGGCAGAAATTAAGGATCTAGAAAAACAACTTGCAGCTGCTATGCAAGGAGTTTCTTTAGGATAATGCTCAATCATTTATTTAGAAAACCAGCTAATGTGCTGGTTTTTTTTGTGATCTTTAATTTCGATATATAATGAAACTAAAAATAAGTAAGTATGAAACAGCTACAAAAAATCAAGGAGTATTCTTGGGCTATTACCCTAATTTTAGGGATTCTATTATTCTTTAAACAGTGTGGGGTAAGCAGTGACCTAGAGAAAATCCAAAAGAACATGAAGACTATAACATCTAATGTTGATTCACTTCAAAAGGAGCAAACCTCTAAGACTGAAATTAAGCAAATGATGAATGAGGTTATGTTCGATTTCCTGATATATGAGGATGACTTCGATAAGGGTAAATCTTCTCTTTCTGATATAAAGTCTAAAATAAAACCTGCTGCTGATGCAAACAGCGAAAAGTAAACTAGTTAACGCTTTTATAATAAGTACCTTCGTAGGGCTATATTTAATAGTTTCGGTCATATCGACCATTCACGTTATCGAGTTCTTTGAATTATCGAATCCTAGATGGTTGGCCATTTCCTTAGCTTTGGCTTTTGAGATTGGTGCTGCAGCTTCTTTAGCATCACTGATAGTTCTGGATAAGATGAACAAATTCCTAGTGTGGATGCTTTTCATCGTTTTAACGTGTATGCAAGCAATGGGAAACACCTATTATGCTTATACTCATATTCATAACTTTCAGTCGTGGAGCGAGCTATTTGGACTTATAGAAGAGGATATAATTTACCAGAAGAGACTTCTTTCTATAATCAGTGGAGCTATTCTACCTTTAGTATCTTTGGGGTTCATTAAATCTTTGGTTGATTACATAAAACCAGAAGAGGAGAAAGAAGTACAGGCAGAAGATATAATACTCGATCTTAAGAAAGAAGCTGAGAGTCTAAACGTCGATACTGCTGAGGTAGAAAAAGATGTAGTTCAAGAAGAGATTCAGAACGAGCCAGTTCAATCGGTTAATGAACAGGATATACCATCGGAACCTATTGGTGAGGTGATTGAATCAGTCAACAGGCATAAAAGCGGTTACATTCCAACCGATTTAGATCCCACTAAAATAATATAAACCTAAGTGTCAGATAACAATAACTTAAATTTTGAAGGTGGATCAGCTTTTAACTCAAGCGGAGATATTCTCCCTGGGGGTTCTGCCGGGTATCCTTTAAATCCAATGCAAGGTGTAACGGGTCCTCAGGAATTTATCACCAAATACACGAACATAGCACTCACTAAGGATACCTTACAAAGGGTAGATGCTACTTTTAAAGAGTTCAACGAACAACCGGAAATCAAATTTATTAAGGAGTCTTTTGATGTTATACAAAAGGCTGACACATTGGATTATTTAGATGTGGCAGATTTTTTTCATCCACTTCAATCTTTTTCTGATTTCCAAAAACAAACCTTTGTGATAGGCCCAAGAAATTCTGTTAATTTAGATCCTTCTGGATTTGAAGGTACGTCTGGTGAATCCTCTATGTTAATCGCTAGAGCATATTATCTCCCAGAAACCCCAGCAGATCAAAAGATTTTATTCTGGGATTATAAGGGAATAGGACGTAACACCATGGGTCAGTTTATGATCTTAACAGGAGCCATAAAAGAAGACACTCATTGGAAGGGATGGGATTTAGATCCATTTTCAACTTATGTCCACACTGGTGATGCAGACTCTTCACAGGGGGGATTCATCTTTACGAATCCAACCGATAACAACGTGAAGCTAACAATAATAACAGCAAACTAAAAATGGCAACAAAACCAGTAACATGTCCATATGACGAAGGAACGGGATTTAGATTTCATAGAGGTAATCTAGTTTTAGATGAGGGTGGTAGCAAATTACCAGTTTATCTGGAATTGAGTGATATGTTCCAGGAAACTCCTGCTTTTAGTAAAAGTAGGGTCTTTTTAAAGGCTAACAAGTGTTTCCTTTTAAGCCAAACCAACGTTGGAGACGAAGACGGCTACGTCTCATTTATTGCTGTAAAGGCAACATACCCAGCATCTACTGTTGAATCTAAGAAGTACATAGAGTGGACTTATATGGGAAATACTTACTATATGGGTGAACTTATGGTTCTTTCTGGTAAGAAACTCTCCTCTACCGATTCTGTCTACGAGGGATGGCTTCTATCTAAACCAGGTGTTTATTCACAGCTAGGTGGCATCGTTTTCTGTAATACGCATCCCGACATAGATGTGAAGCTAGAGATTTTGGTGTGTAAGTAAAGAAAAAGAGTCTTTTCGTTAAATATATAGTGAAAAGTTTCCATCCTCTAATAGGATATATAAAAAGAATAAAAAAACTAAGACCATGGATTTCATAAACCAAGTAAAAAAATTAAAAGAGCTAACAAAATCACCAGAAGTTAGACAAATCTGTGAAAACTATCTCAACGGATCCAACGAGGTATCTAAAGAACAAATTGAAACAGTTCTTAATGAGCAAGCTACACCAGAAATAAAAAGTCACTGGGATTCTATCGCTCAAGAGCAATTAAATGCTTCCAAGAAGGCTGCTCAAGCCCTTATGGAATCTTGGGGAGGATTCGGTAACAAAGCTTCAAATGCTGGTTCATATGCAAACAAACCTGAAACTCAACAAGATACAACTGCGTTAATGGAAAATCTTAATTCCATCACATCAGCAGATGAAAACGCTAAATCTTTTGTTGAAGCTCAGAATCTAAGAAATCTAGGAATTCTAGAATCGATCAACAAGATTAAAGGACTTTCTATTTCTGAATACCCTAAGGTAAAAATTGTTTGCGAGCAATACGCTAATCTTATAACAAACAAAAGCGTTCCTGAGTTTGCTTTATTGAATTCTTTCATAGCAGAATTAGAATCGTTCAAATGGGACGTTTCGGTTTTACCTATACTAGATACTCTTAAAGAGAAATCTAAAACTTTCTCTAGAGAGATTGAGGTAGCTAAAGTTATTGAATCAATCAGAAACAGTGGATCAAATTCTTTCTACTCTGATCTTTCTGAATCTTTAAATTCTTGGTTAATCTCAGAAAACAAATCATCTGGATTACTTGCTAAAGAAATCGGCAAATGGTCTTTCAATCCAGTAGTTAGAAACCTTATTAACTTCTTGAATGTTAATGAAGCTGAGAACTCTATGAAATTAGAGCTTCCTATAAAAGCTCAAAACGAGTCAAGCGTTTCAAGAATATTCTCTCCTATACTAATTGAGGGTGAGGTTACTCTCTTCACTGCAGGTAAAAGCATTTTCCAAATCAAGGAAAATGAAATCAAAAGATTAAGTGAAAAGGAATTAAGAAACGTTCCTGGCGAATACCTTAACTTAGTTAACACTTGCCTTAAGCCACACGTGAAAATCTCAGAAAGTGGTATTGCAATTAGATTGGGTAAGAAAAGCGTTTCTTTAATCGAAGAAAACGAAAACGTGTCAGTTTATTTAGGTAAATCTAGACTTAACTTCAGATCAGTAGGTGAACTTGCTAAAATCCTAGGATTGGAATCTGGTAATCACTTCGGAGTAAATGAATCAGAAGTGGTTGGAGACATTATTAACTTGTATTCAAACTTTAAGAATATAGTAGAACTTGATTTTGCTAAGAACATTACTTCTAATATCTATGAAGGTGTTGCAGTAAACCTTATTAAATGGAACGACACTATTTACTTACAAAGAATGAACGAGTCGATGAGAGAAAATTCAATCTATAAGGTGAATGGATCTCAGGCCGTTAAGATGGTTAAGGATTTCTTAAGATACGACATATCAGAAGGATTAACAGAGTTTTTAGATGGAGAACAAAAGGTTAAATCTATCATGGTAAACGATAGAACTAAAGTTTTAGAGAACATCTCTAAAGTTGAAAGTGAAATCGTTAAAATCGAAAGCTTAATGGAGAGTAATCCGTTATATGCTGCTTCCAAGGAGATTAAATCTGCACACAACTTGTTAACTAACGAATTATCAGTTCTTAGAGAAAAATGGAATCAAATCAATTTAGAAATCACTAAGATTGAATCTGAGCCTTCGTTAGAGAATGTGTTATCAGAGGATGAACAATTCACAATAGGTGATTACGTAAAGATTAAAGAATCTGGAGAAACCGGTAAGATCATTTCAGTAGATGGTAGCTCGGGAAGATATACAGTTCTTATGGATAATGGAAAAACTTCGGATTTCATGGTTAATGAAATCACTGACTTAGAAGAAGCATTATCACAAGCTGCTGAGAAAAATGCAGAAGATGCAGGTGAAGATAAAGGAGAAGAAGAAGGTTCGGAAGAAATGAAAGAATCTAACAACTTGAATAAATCTGAACTTAGTGTTGAAGAACAAAAAGGTCTATTAAAGACTTTCTCTGACGGCCACTCTTTCTCAAAGGCTCCTGGAAGTGAGAATGAGAAAATCGAAATGGAACTTGACAGTTTACATGGTTACAATGTAACAATGAACGAGAAGGACGAAGCTAAAGCTCCTGGCGATAGCAAAATGACTTCAGGCAAGGATATGAACAAGAAAAACCTAGAAAAAGCTCCTGGATCTAATAAGAAAGAAAAGGGTAAAGTTGAAGGTGAGGATTTACTTGATGATAATGCACCTGAAACAAAAGATAAGACAGATTTCAAAGGAAAGGACGCAGAAAATTCTAAATACGAAATAGGATACAACATCAGAGAGGGAAAGGCAGAAAATGAAGGTGAGATGGTAGAAGCTCCTGAAGGTGGTAAACCTGCTAAAGAAACTGAAGCTAAAGGAAACATTGAAAAATTAATGGATTTAGCTGAAGCTCCAGGAAAAGAAGGTGACATCGACTTCGAAGTTAACTCAGAAATGGGATACAACCTAAAAGAATCTGACGAAGTAAAAAAAAACTAAGTAGGAACTTCTATTTCGCTCCTAAAGACAAAAATCAGAACTTACCTGGCCAAAAATTCGTAGATCCTCTAGAAGGAAGAATGAGTAAAGCACCAACAGGTAAAAGTGAGGAGAAACCGGAAGAAGATTCAAAAGAGGATTCTAAATAAGAACAATATTAGAAAGAACGTAGGATCCCTACGTTCTTTTTTGTTTGAAATAAAATCCACCTTTTACGCTACAATTAGAAAAAATTAACCAATAAATGGCAAAGGATTATGTAAGAAATAGCGATCTAATGATCGCTGTTGTAGAATCAAAAAAAGCTGGGAAGCTTACTCCTGATACCATTGCTATGTTTTCCTTGATGATACAAGGGATATCTAAGAAAATGGCCTATAAAGATCCAGAGGATAAAGAGGATTGTATGGCTTTTGCTATGGAAGACCTCTGTAAATATTGGGATAGATTTGATCCTGAAAAGTCGAATAATCCCTTTGCTTACTTTACTCAGATAGCAAAGAATGGATTTGCAAAAGGATGGAAGAAAATACACCCACCAAAAAGTCCTAAGACAATACCATTCAGTCACATAACAGGTGACGACAATAGTTACAATATTTAAGTATGACTGATATTAAAAAAGTAAAACCTAATGGAGAATATAAATCTGGCCTGTACGAACCGCAGAATCCAGATAAGTACATAGGTGATATCCATAATATTATTTTCAGATCGTCGTGGGAATATAGATTTTGTGTTTATTGTGACACAAACGAATCGATTCTTAAATGGAGTTCGGAACCGATAACTATTCCATATTACAATCCTCTTGATAAAAAAGAGCACGATTACAATGTTGATTTCTATATCAAGGTACAGCAAGAGTCTGGAGAAGTTGCAGAATGGATAATTGAAATAAAACCGGAAAGGCAACATCTACACAAGCCAGTTCTTGAAGGTGCAGTTACTGTACAAAAACTCAAAAGTTACAACAGAAACATGCAAATCTGGATTACTAATCAAGCAAAATTCAAAGCTGCTAAACTTTGGGCTGAGAAAAGAGGTTTTAGATTTGGTGTGGTTGATGAAAATTTCCTCTTTAAAAGTAAATAATGAGATATTCAGAAAAAGTACTTGAGTATAAGGATTCATTCGAGAACCTGTCACAGGCTGTTAAATCTGTGGATCTTCTTTTCGACTCTAAATACTATCCTAATTCAAAGGGAAATAGTACTTTTAAGCCTCCATTTTTACCTGGACAAATCTACAGTTTTTCCTACAAAACAACATCTAAACTATCTGATGAAAGAAAGTTCATAAACAGAAATCCAGTGGTACTATGTACCGATTCATTTGATAATAAAGATGGACTCATATTAAAGGGAATAGACTTAATAACAGTTCCTCCTAATTTTAGGTTAGAGATATTAAAAAGAATCTACGATCAATTCATAAACGAACTAACTTCAGGTAGAACCCCACTACCTCTAAATGACAAAAATTTGAGTAGTTTTTTGAGCGGAACTGGATATCAACAATCAGTATTTGGTTTTAAGACATCTTTTTTCGGAGATGTTTATACTGTCTCTATTGAGGATTGGCCGAAGCTACCATACCTCAGTAAATCCTTCATAGAGGGGATGAATCTGCAGGGGATATATACAGAGTATAAATCGAAATTAATCTAAGCTTAAGCACTACAAAAAGAAATGGCAGGTTTCGTAGATAATAATAGTCCTTCTCAATCCCCGGTAATAACTAGGATAAGAGAATCTGTACGTAAGCTCAGCACGTTCGGGATGAAATATGATGACATGGTTATCAGAAACTCCCAGGCTGTTGGAGTCACGGAAGCAGCTTTTTTAAACAAAAATAAATCCAACGTAGAGGATGAAAGCATGCTTTGGACATTAGCCAAGCAGGACATAACGTCTAAGCAATTCATTTCTTATTTTGATAAGGACTACAAAGGTAAAAGAGATTACTTAAGGAAGTTTTCATTAAACCCTGAAATTGAATGGGTTTTAGATACAATTTGTGACGAGTCTATCTCATACGATCCAGCAAATTTCTTCGCTTATCCTGATTTCATAGATCTAAGTGACGTGAATGAAAAGATCAAAGATTCCCTCTATGAATCATACAGAAAACTTTATGACATCTGGGGATTTTCAGACGACATTACAGCTTGGCAGTATTTCAGACAGTTTCTTGTTGATGGTTTTCTTTGTTTTGAAATCATCTATGATAACGATGGCAAGAACATTATTGGATTCAAAGAATTGGATCCGGTCACTATAGTTCCTAGTGTTGAAAAACAGATTGACGGAAGTTTCATAAACACGTGGACGCAGTTCCCACAGGATCCGAGAAGACGTAGAGTATTATATGATCCACAAGTCATTTATATCTCATATGCGAAAGGCAACTCAATTTCCAGGATAAGCTATATTGAAAGGCTAATACGTCCGTATAACATACTAAGAATCATAGAATACACGAGAGTTATCTGGTCTGTCATGAACGCATCGTTCAAACTGAAGATGACTGTTCCGATTGGTACTAAATCTCCTCAAAAAGGACTACAAACTTTAGGAGAGTTAATGAGTATCTATAAGGAGGACGTTCAGCTGAATGATGAAAGCGGTGAGCTCTTTATAGACGGGAGACCGAAGATACAATTCTATAAAAACTACCTTATGCCTTCAGGCGTGAATGGTACACCTACTATTGAGCCTATAAACACCGAAGGCCCCAATCTTAACGATCCAGCACCTTTAGCTTATTTCTTTGATAAATTTGTACAGGAATCGAAAGTTCCTCCTTCTAGATTTACTGGACCTGATGGAACTAATGCTTCTACATACACTAATGCTGCAGAAGGTTTAGATAAAGAAGAAATCAGATTCGCTAAATTTATAGAAAGATTAAGATCAATATTCCAGGAAATTTTAACCAAGCCTTTATGGATTCAAATGGTTAAGAAATATCCTGAACTTGAAAAAGACTTTATGTTTAAGAGCCAATTGGGATTGGATTATTTTTCTGATAATCCTTTTAGATTGAATCAGGAAATAGAAGTTATAACCAAAAGAAAAGAATCTGTGACTTCCATGTCCGGTTTGGTTGATGACGAAGAAAAACCGTTCTTCTCTGTTCCATTCCTTGTTGAAAATTTCCTTGGTCTTTCTAGACAGGATATACAAGCTAATAAAGAGGCAAAAGAGAGAAAAGAAAAAGAGAAGAAGAAAGAAGAAAAAAAAGGCGGAGAAGGTGAAGAGGGAGGAGAAAGCATAACATTATAAAATGGCAGGATTTTTAGATTTTTTAAAACCTAACGAATCAGCTCTTGGTAATATTCTAAGAAATCTGAGCAAAGTATCCAAGTTTGGAATGGAGTACGATGATATGGTTGTTCGTAACTCACAGGCTATTGGTAGAAGTGAGGGATATTTTTTCAATCAGCAAGGTACTGGATTCACCCAAGATGATGCTTTTTATTGGACACTTTCATATCAAGACACAAAAGTTAGAAAATACATAGCTTATTTTGATAAGGACTACATCGAAAAAAGAAACTTTCTTAGAAAGTTTTCTCTTAACGGTGAGATTGAATTTATTCTCGATAGCATAACAGACGAAGCAATCTCTTATGATGATAGAAACTTTTTTGCAACACCTTCGTTCATAAATCTTGATCTGAAAGAAAAAGTTATCGATAGAATTGCTTCACATTACAATAGGCTCTATAACATTTTTGGCTTTCAGAATTCAATATTAGGCTGGCAATTTTTTAGACAATTTCTAGTTGATGGATTCTTAGCTTTTGAGATCATCTACGATAGCAAAGGAAAAGAAGTTATAGGTTTCAAGGAACTTGATGCTACATCTTTACAGCCAGCAGTCGAGAAAATTGGTGAAAATGAATATCAGCAATTCTGGATTCAGTATCCTAAGAATCCACAAATGACTAGAAAACTTACAAATGAGCAAGTAATCTATATTTCCTATGCTAAAGGAAATAGCGTTTCTAGAGTAAGTTATGTTGAAAGATTGGTTAGATCGTACAACATTCTTAGAATCATGGAAAATTCTAGAGTTATCTGGAATGTTATGAATGCTTCTTATAGAATGAAATTCGTAATCCCTACTGGAAGTCAATCACCACAAAAAGCCATGCAGACTCTGGGACAATTAATGTCACACTACAAGGAAGAGATCAACATAAATGATGCTTCTGGTGAATTGACAATTAATGGACGTCCTAAGGTACAATTTTACAAGAACTATTTATTTCCTGAAATGAATGGACAATCTCCTGAGATTTCTTCGTTGAATCCTTCGGGTCCAGATTTCAATGTCATGGAAAATGTTGTTTATTTCTTTAATAAATTGAAGATGGATTCTAAACTTCCTTATGCAAGATTTGCAGCAAGAAGTGCAGGTCCTTCACAATATAAAATTAGTATCGATGCTCTTGAAAGAGATGAGATAAGATTTGAAAAGTTCCTTAGAAGATTAAGATCGATTTTCCAAGAGATCTTAGTTAAACCTCTTTATATCCAAATGTGTTTAGATTTCCCAGAATTAGCTAGAGACAGAAGCTTCAAGGTGAACCTAGGACTTAATTTTCATAGAGAAAACGAATTCGAAGAAATGGTTCAACTTTCAAATTACACAAAGAGAAGCGAATTCATTAAAGGTCTAGGAGAATTCAAAGTTAAATTGGGAGAGGAGGAAAAACCGTATTTTGATAACAACTTCCTTATTCAAAGATTCCTTGGTTTAACACCAGATCAGATTAAACTCAACGAGGAGTATAAAAAGAGAGAAGAAAAAGCTGCTCCTAAAGAAGGCGGAGAAACACCAGAGGCTGGCGGAACAGCAGCACCAGAAGGTGGCGGAGAGACTCCTCCAGAAGGCGGCGGAGAAACCCCAGAAGGAGGAGAAGAAACTACCCTATAATTCGTAACAACTAATTTGACTGTTTAATTTTTTCTCTCGAGATTGTGTATTATATTTGCTTCAAATAAATTCACATGATTAAGGAAATAAAAATTCTCTCGGAATTAGAAGGACTCACCGGAGAAGGGTCTCAAAAATCTAAACAACAATTAATTAAAACCAGCATCAACCCAAGATTATCTTACATCTTGGATGTTTGTTTTAATCCTTTCGTTACCACCAAACTCCACAAGTTAAAGTTTCAGGATGTTCCGACAGATTCGGATTACAGAGAATCTAATGACGATGATCTCTGGGAAAAATTCAAAAATCTCGTTGAAGATTTGAAAATAGCTCCAGCTGCAAACGATAGTCTAAGATTAAGAGCTCAGGATTTAATCTCGTGCAGATTATCAGATTCTGATGTGGAAGATACCACCATTCGAAAAAATCTTATGAAAATCCTAACCAAAAGGATGAATATCGGAATTGGTGCCAAACTAATCAATAAAGCTATTGGCAGAGAGCTTATACCTGATCCATCTCTAATGCTTGCCACTGATGATCACGAAACCATAGAAAAATGGAATACCATTTATTGCGAAGAAAAGTATGATGGAGTTAGAGTAATCGCAGTTTATAAAAACGGAGAAATGTCTTATTTCACCAGAGCCTTTAACGAACTAGATTCTTCTTGTTTCCCTAAAATAACTTTCGATCTTAAACTCTTTATGATCAATTCTGGATTATCCGGGAATTGGTTTTTTGATGGCGAGTTGACTGATTTGAATAGAAAATCTGTGAGTGGAAAGGTTACTCAAATCCTAAAAGGAACTGTTGACGAGAAGATTGAATCTGGTATGCTTTTCAATGTATTTGATTTCGAAGAACTCAGTACATTAGATAAGGGGGTCGGAGTAATAGATTACGAGACCAGAAGAGCTACACTCGAAAGAGTCCTAAAAGATCTAGATCCCAACTCTCCTATTAAACTTGCACAGATGTGGAAATTGAATGATGCAAGTGAGGTGACCGCCATTTATAAGAAAATCGTAGAAATGGGAGGAGAAGGAGTAATCTGTAAGGATAACGGTGTTTATGAATGCAAAAGATCTAAGTCATGGGTTAAATTCAAAGAAGTTAATGACTGCGATTTGGAGATAACCGGTTGGTATCCAGGAGAAGGTAAAAGAGAAGGATTCATCGGTGGATTCTATATGACTGACTCTAGCAAAACCTTAAATGTAAAAGTTGGATCGGGATTTACTGACGATGATCTGAAAATTCTAAGTTCAAATCCAGATTCTTTAATTGGTAAAATTGCAGCTGTGCAGTATAATGTAACCATTACGGATAAGCACAATAATAGATCACTCTTTTTACCTAGATTTATAGAGATCCGAAACGATAAGACTCAGGCTGACGATCTTTCTTCTAAATTCTAGGGAACAACTAATTTTTTTGACAATAAAAAGAAGCATGATACAAGAACTATTAACAGAAAAACTAAGGCCTAAAGAGCTCAGACATATGATTCTTCCCTCTCGAATTTCTAAGCAGTTTGAGAACGGATTGAATCAAAATGTATTATTAAGCGGCCCTCCTGGATGTGGAAAAACAACTCTAGCCAAAATTTTGGCTTCTCAATTACCTTTCATTTTCATAAACGTTTCTGACGAAAGCTCCGTTGAAACAATTAGGGTAAAGATCAACGACTTCTGTTCTACTATCTCTGTGTTGGATGGAAAATCTTCAAAGAAGATCGTTATACTTGATGAGTTTGACGGTGCATCAGATCAATTCTATAAAGCTTTAAGAGGAACAATAGAAAAGTTTGCATCCAATGCAAGATTCATTGCCACTTGTAATTACATTAATAAGGTTCCTGATGCAATCCAAAGTAGATTTGAAGTAATTGATTTCAATCCTGTAAATTCACAGGAAGAGGAAGCACTTAAAGCTGAATGGAATAAGAGAGTTAAATTGATTCTCGGTAAGATTGGAATCTCTATTGATGATGAATCTTTGACCGAATTCCAAAGAAACTATTACCCCGATTTCAGATCTGCTTTAAATAAGATTCAGGCCTGGATGATAGAGGGTGTTACTGTAATCGATTCTGCTAAGATCAACGAGCTCGGTTGGGATTATGAAGACCTTTACAATCTAATAGTTTCATCGAAAGATCCCGTAAGTAACTACCAAAACATCGTTGGAGAGTACCAAGGAAAGGTTGATGAAGTAATGTCTGCACTCGGAAGCGAGTTCATAGATTGGATAATCAATAATAAACCAGATCTTAAAAAGATTATTCCCGGTGTTATAGTTTTAGTTGCTGATCATCAGGCTCAAAGAACACAGGTCATAGATCCTATGGTTTCTTTGCTTTCACTTATCTTCCAAATACAAAAACTCGTATCTTAATATGGATTTTAAATTCAAAAGAATCATCGTAGCCGGAAAGGGTGGATCTGGAAAAGACTATCTTGTTAAAATGTTGAAAGAATCGGGATACACTTATTCAGTTTCTCATACTTCCAGACCAAAAAGGGACGAGGAGATTGAAGGTGTCGATTATTACTTCATTGAAAAAGATGAAGCATTAAGGATGGCAAAGAATTCTGAATTTTACGAGTATGTTGAGTTCAACGAATGGTTCTATGGAACATCTATCAAAGAATTCGAAAGAGCTAATCTTTTTATAATGACCCCTTCAGGTATCGCTAAGCTTAAACCTGAGCACAGACAAGAATCACTTATTCTTTTCCTTGATATAGACGAGGAGATTTTAGTGGAAAGACTTTCTAAGAGGAAGGATGCGGATAAAGCAGATAGAAGGATAGCAGCGGACAGAGAAGACTTTAAAGATTTCGTTGATTACGATCACAGAATAACTAATCCAAATTTCACCCTTTCTGAAATTGGAGGGTTAATCAATAAAAGGGTATTGGAAATTTTTTCAAAATACCCGTCTATAAATATCAAAAGCAATCAAGATGATTAATATACTTTGTGATGGTAATTACGTTTTCCATAAAACATTCGGTGTTTTTGCTGGATATGGAAATGTCGATCCGGGAAAGGTTTTAAAAAGTAAATCAGATCAGGCTATGTTTATTAGAAAGGTAGCCACAGATTTAACAGCTTCACTCAAGCTCCTTCCTGCAGGGGGAAGACTGATTTTCACTGCAGATAGCAGAAGCTGGAGAAAGGACGTTGAAATAGAAGATGGTGGTTATAAATCAGGAAGGGTTAAAGATGAAAATGTTGACTGGAGTATTTTCTTTGATTTAATGCACTCATTTGGGACCCATTTAGAAAAAATGGGTTTTGTGTTTTCTAAAGTCAACGGTGCAGAAGGTGATGATCTTCTACTTTTCTGGTCTCAGGAGTTTAATAAGCAAGGAGAGAGTGCAATCATAATCAGTGGAGATAATGATTTACACCAGCTAGTAAAAATGAATGGACCTGATTCTTGGACTTGCGTGTGGAACAGTAATTCTAAAAAGAATGTTCTATATGTACCCCAAGGATGGAAAGATAACTGGCTAAATGAAGCAAACCGCTCGGAGGTTTCTATTTTTAACATGGGATCTACTATATCTCCAGAGAAAGAGCGATTAAAAGACTTTATCAAGAAAGTTAACATCGAAGAAATAAACAGCTTCCCTTTTGTTTTCAACAAGATATTAATAGGTGATAAAGGAGACTCAGTCCCTAGCGTTTGGGAGTATGAAACTGGAGGTAAAATTACAAGGTTCACTCAAAGCAAAGCTGATAAGTTATATGAGCTTTTCCAGCAGTCCGAATTCAAGCACCTTGAAATGAAAGAACTTTCTGAGGATCAAGATTTTCTAAATTGGGTATCACCTTTAATTCTTAAATTATCTAAAGGTGTAGATAGCAGTGAAAATCGAATCAAGGCTAAGAATAATTGGCTAAGAAACCTTAAACTCATGTGGCTAGATACATCGGTAATACCAGAAAGCGTATCCTTTAATTCATCTTTAGACATCCAGAGGGGTCTAGCTATAGAAAAGAAGACTGTTACTTTCGATAGAATAAAAATTCTCGAAGGTACTGAATGGATCACTACTAATTATCAACCTAAGGGATTCGATCCTTTTGAGAACCTTTTAAAGTAAACTCCATGCAACTTTTTGATATTGTAAAATTAATTTTTAGCAACAAAGCATCCGAATGGAAGTCTGTTGGAAGAAATGATAAGACTAGAAATTTTTTCATGATTAATAGAATCATGGCTATCAACTTCCCAGTTCAAGCAAATCAGTTTAACAAACTGAAGGTTATTCCTGCACCTGTCGTAGATTGGTGGAGAGATACACTTCATACTAGATTTACAAGAACTCCTCAATGGATCTTCACTAAAACTAAAAAATCTGATTCCTCTTCCAAAGACGAGAATAAAAAAAATTACGAGCTGGCTGAAGATTTCATAAGATCTAAATACAACGTTTCTAAAAAAGACCTTCAGACACTAAAAAAATTCTATCCTGCTAAATATGAAACTTGGATTAATGACGTTTCAGAACAAGCCGGTATCCAAACCAAGAATATATAAGATATGAAAAAAAGTACTACGGGAAACAAGATAGTTGAGAAGATAATCTCAAGCTTGGATTGGGATTCCATTTATGAAGTTAACAAATGCTTTAAATTGGGTGTCGGAGAAGGCACCTCGGTAGTTCCCGGTATAAAGAGAAAAGTTTTTAGTGATTCTCTTACCAAGAATGACATAAAGGGCGAGCTAAAGACTTTACTTAAATATGTCATAGAAAATGATGTAGCAGAGTTATTCTATGGTCCTTGGATGATTTTCTGGGTTAACGGGGAATGGATCAAATTAAATTTGGAAGATAAAGATGACGAAGGGTCTGAAGAATCTTTAGGTGAAGTGAATACGGAGATAAACATAAGTTTTGATTCCACCCTAGAAGTTATCTATTCCCCCCAAAGAATTACCGTTAGTGGAAGTAATCCACAAACAGAGGCTGTTAATGAGGACTCTGATGTCACTCTTTTGGAAAGTATGTTGAAAAAAGCTCTCGATTCAGAGAATTACGAGTTGGCTAATAAAATAAAAGAGCTTTTGGCCCTTCAGAATACACAGAGCTCTGAAGATAAATAGCTTAATGAAACACATTAAAAGCATCTATGAGTTTGACACTGCATTCGGGGATACCTATGGATATGGCGGTGCAAACGGGGTTCTGAAAATCAACTATAAGCCTTTTTCGGATCTTTCTGTATCTGTTGGACAAGATCCAAACGTTGAAACCACCGTCAAAGGATCACAATTTCAAATTGGTGATACTGTTATTGCACAGCCTTTACACTCTAAAAGAAAGCTCACTGGAATTATAGTTAGAGCCTTTAGAGATCCAGATAACAAAGAATTCAGGTACTTTATCCAAGTTTACAATATAGGTAAGAAGACAGAAAAGGTCATAGAGGTTAAGAGTGATTCTATTAAATTTGCAGAGGGTGGAGACCACGGACACATTGAAACCATCTCTAAATACAAAAACAATACTGTACCAGACAGCGCATATAACTCTAAAACTGTTTATAACGCATCTGAATTGGGCCTAGAAACAACAGGCGGATAAGAAACTTATCCTTATTGCTTCCGTATAAAATTAAAAGTTTAATGATATTCGGAAGCAATCCACCAAAACTATCTTATATAGGTCCGCACAGCGAAGACGACCAGAGTCCTCGTCAGATAAATTCATTTACTGATTTATTAGTTGTAATCTACAACAACCTTTGCTTGAACGAGAAGATCGATATATTTAACACTTGCATTGACATATCTTCTCTTACATTTTCATCAAACTTCCATAAAGAGATAATAGATGAAGAGTCTGTAGAAGCTTCTGAGATAATAAACAAGATTAATTCACATTTGGCTCGGAGTGGATCTAAGGTATTCTTTTACCTCGGTAAGGAATATTTTTTAGGTACACAGCTCGAGAACGTAGAAAAGTCAACGATTAGTCTAATCACAAAACTTTCCGAGATATTGGAAACAGTAGGCGTTAATTATCCTTCGATACTAATAAGGATCGGATCTGCCTACGGTAACCGAAAAAACACAATGGACGTATTCTGCCAAAGAGTTTTACAGTTAGGAAAGGCCACAATATCTAGACTGTGTGTTATGAATGACGATAAACCTAGTCTTTTCTCTGTTACCGATCTTCTTTCCGGAGTTTATTATAAAACTAGGATCCCAATATGCTTCAGAATCTTACCACACCAGTTTAATGATGGTGGACTTTCGATCAGAGAGGCTTTATTTTTGTCATGCTCAACATGGGGATCTGAACATAAGCCAATCTTTATACACTCCGAATCCTCTTCAGTTGACGAATTCGGGATTCCCGTAGATCCGAAAGGATCAGAGTATCTGAAACATAGAATACCAACCTTCGGCTTGAATCTAGATGTGATTATAGATTCTCCAGCAAAAGAGGATGCCTGCCTTAAATACAGAATGGATTACAAATCACTCACTCCAATCATCATAGGAAGAAAAAATTGATTTTTTAAACTCGGTGAGATTTATTATATTTGAGAAAATTGAAACATTATGTTTACAAAAGACTTAGTAAAAAAATTCCTATATTTTGACGTAGAGACAGCTGGAAGATATCCAGATCTCATATCTCTGCACGATCAAAATCATCGCCTCTGGGAACTATGGTCAAAGAGGGAAAAGTATTATCGAGGTGCATACCCAGATCTGGCAGATGCTGACTCGGAGGAGATCTATCAGCAAAAGGCTGGATTAGAACCCGAATTCTCTAGAGTAGTTTGTGTGTCTTTTGGATCATTCACCGATGAAGGTGAAATGAGGTTCATTTCATTCTATGGACCTGATGAAGCAGACATCTTAACTAAATCGGCCAAAGTTTTAAATAACGCAGCTTCTAAAGGATGGAAACTGTGCGGACACAATATTAAAGGATTTGACGTTCCTTGTTTAGGCAAGAGAATGATTTATAACCAAATCAATCCACCAATTAACATAAGAATCTGGGATAAGAAACCATGGGAGGTTCCATATGTTGATACGTCGGAGATATTTGCATTTGGTAGTTGGATCCAACAAAAATATCTAAGTTTAGATCTTCTTGCATGCTCACTCGACATACCTTCTCCAAAGGGATTAATGGATGGTTCTATGGTACATGCTAGATTCTGGTCTGATGCTGATCTCGAAACCATCAAAGAATATTGCGAACTTGACGTTAAAACTGTTATGCAGGTCATGGATAAGGTATGCTTTGAAAATTAGGTAAAGTCTCTTAAAAGTAATAATAAAAGCTTTTTCTTTGATATATAAAGAAAAATCTTTTTTTGTGGGCAAAATATTATCTTATTCAAACTTTTCCAGCTCTCAGGCTCTTCTAGAAAAAAAGATAGGACCCTTCTATCATGATGAATTGAACCCAACTTTCTGGACAAAGGAAGAAAAGAAAGACGGAGAGACAGAGTGGGTCTTTGACGATAGGGTCAGAAGAAAGCTAGTAAGAATCGCCAATGAATTTTTCGAAAGCTTCGAAGAGATACTTAAGAAGAAATCAATCGTTGACATTAGATTAACTGGATCTCTTGCTAACTATAATTATACCAATCTTTCAGATCTTGATGTCCACGTGATAGTGGATCTAGAAGGCATTGACGATGACAATCCAAAGATTCTTAAAACAGCAATGGATGGATTAAGATTCATATGGAACATCAGACATAATATCACAATCAGGGGATATGACGTCGAGATGTATGTTCAAGATGCTAAAGAAGAGCACACCGCATCAGGACTCTACTCCTTATTAAATGGTGAGTGGATTAAAGAACCAAAGTTTGATCCCCCAACAGTTGATGATGCAAACGTTGATAAAAAATATCAATCCATTGCCTATGAAATAGAACAACTAGAGTCTAGGTTACTTCTTATATCCTCACTTCCATCGAATGCTAAAGAACTTTACAAAAGAGCAGTTAAGCTCAAGGAGAAAATTATGAAGATGAGGAAAGAAGGTCTTTCTAAAGATGGCGAATTCTCTATAGGTAATTTGGCATTTAAAAAACTCAGAAACGAAGGATATATAGAAAAGTTAATAGAGTTGATTTCCAAGTCTTACGACAAAATTTACACAGAACAATAAGATCATGATAATATTTTTAGGAAAAGATTCAGTCTATAAGATTAATGACGACTTCCCTATATTTTCCATTCCGGTTGATATGGAGGGTGCAACTACCCAGTCTCTTTCAGACTTTCAGTGGTGGGCATTCTCTTCAGATTTCGAAAAATGGTTAAAGGAAAATCCAAGAGAATGGACGGCAGATTCAGAGGACATGAGTAAATATGGTTCTCCGATTGACTTCATTAAGGAGAGTTTAAGAGAACAATATCTTGCTAACGGAACACAAGATGGTGTTTTAGATTTCGATACTTTTCATGAAAATCCATTATTTGAAGAGGAAGGTGATGAATCTTCTAAAGATGCTATCAAATTCCTTTATGCCTATAATAAGCTTTTATCTGAGAATAAAATCCAAAAGGAGTTTGTAACTTCTGCACAGAAACAAGGCGCAGAAAAAGCTGTTTTTGTAACTCTGGATGATCCGGAGTCTAAACAAGAAATAGCAGAAACACTTAGTGCCTTTAAAATGACTGCACTACCAGTTTCTTCTAATTCTAAAATGGCACTCTTTAAAATTTCTGAGACACTACCTGGAGGTCCGATTAAAGATGAAGAGTCTAGTGAAACACTAGTTAAAAGGGTCGCAGATAGTGCAATCAAAGTAGGTGGTCTTGGACTTGTTGGTCTAGGCTTATATCAGGTCATCAGTGTAGTTGGTGGAATTTTCATGTTTAGAAAAGCTTCTAGATATTTAGATAGACTCCTCCCTGCTGCTAGAGTTACTGATGAGGCTAAAAAAAGCTCAGCGATAATAAAGGCTTTAACTAAAGGAAAGGATGCAACAAAAGGCTTAATCGGTAGAAGATTGAACCCTTTAAAATTTGGAAAGGGAATAGGCGAAGCTGGTAAATTCTGGAAAACTGTTGGTACTTCATTAACTAGAGGTGCTAGTGGTGCATATAAGGCAGTAACTAAAGGAAAGCAAGGAATTAGTACAGCAATGAAAGCTTTCGGTAAAGGAGCTACTAGAGGACTAGGTAAATTAGGAGCAAAAGGAGCAGTTGATTGGATTCCTGTTGTTGGATGGACTTTAGCAGCCATTGACGTAGTAGGATCTACTTGGAACTGGTTCAGTAACAAACAAGCACCTAGATATGGTGAAGTTGAATCTTTTGCTAAGGATAAGTTTGTAGCTAAATCTATACCTATTGGAGTTCCGATAACAATTTGCTGGTCACAAGAAGCAGGTGGAACCTGGGGAACTGTTATGAATTTCATTGCTAACAATGATACTAGAACAACAATGGAACTGGTAAAAGTTGCTGACATCAACGGTAAATCTGTTTTCATATTAACACAAATACACTCAAAAGAGCTAGGTAAACAGTTAGCAGAAAACGAACTAACTTTAGTAGCTTTCGATAGTTCTGAAGAAGTTGAAACAGGAATTCTAGACAATGATGATTTGGATTTTGAATTACTTGCAATAAGCGGTCTTTCTAATATTGCTAGCATTTTCAACTTTAAAGGTGTATGTGATTGGAACGATCTCATGACCAACTATGATTCATCTTCAAATAGACTATTCATAGCTGACGATACTGCTCCACCTAAATATAATTTCTACTTTGAAGATAAAGATGGTGAGGAAATAAACGTTTCCGGTGATCTTATATCCAGCGATGAATTATCTAAGATTTCGGATGCAGATCTAGCCAAATATATGGGATACCCAGAGTCTTCTCAGGGTAAAGGTAAAAATGAAAGCTTGGATTCAGATTTCATCTGGAATAGACAACTACTAGAGTCTGAAGAAATCTTAAGCTTTGATTCATTCGTTTCCAAATCTTCTAGCTTAAACGAGGAAGATGGCGAATCGGAATCTGGTGAAATAAGTGCGGATCTTAAACCTTCCCAAGCAACCGGGCCCGCAAAAGTTGCTATCTATAGGGTAACAGAAAGAGAGTACGCTAATCCTGAATACAGAGGAAAATATGAAACTGGAGACTTTACGAGTTTCGTTGTAAATCCAGAAGACTGGAAAGTTAAAGACGGAACCAGCATCGAAGTTTATCCTGATACAGATGAGATCCTAGATAATTCTATCAAGGGCATTTACACCTATAAGAAAGATGAAGAGGAAGGAGAAGATAAATCAGGTGAAACTAAGACCTTCGTAACCACAAGAGATGACGAAGAAAAGGATAAGAAATCTAAAGAAGAAGACGAAGAAGAGGGTAAAAAAATATCTGATGACTATTACATAACAGCAGATCCAGATGACATCAAGATCAAGCAAAGAGAAAGATCTACATCAGTAAGAGACGCTAGTTTATCAGGTGGGATTAATCTATTTGACGAGTTCTTAACACCTAGACAGAAAGAGATTCTAGGTATCGATAAATGGAAGACCATAACTTTCGCTAAAGAATTCTATGATAAGAGAGGAGACATTATAGAGGTTAAACTCAAGAACAAGTATGCACCTCTTGGAGATAAGAGTAGAAAATATAGAGTAGTTGATGGCGAATCCTTTGAGATTGCTAAGAAATTCGTAGAGGATACTAAGGAAAGAATAAAATACGAATAGTCAAAAAAATTGAAAAAAACTTCGATATATAAGAAATAATAATAAGTAGTAAAAAATGCAGAAACTACAATCACTAAACGAAGATTACGTATTCATTCTGGAAAGACAGAATTCGATTCTCGAGGCAAAAAGATCAGATTCTGATGATTATGTCTTAGAAGGTATTGCTGCTGTTTTCGGTCAAGAGAACAACAACAATAGAATCTACGAGGAAAGAGAATACCTTCCACACTTAGAGTATCTCAGAGATAAGATAGCTCAAAATAGACTAGTTGGTGAATTAGACCACCCAGAAAAGTTTGATGTCTCTCTTAAGAACATCTCACACATTATCACAGATTTAGTTCATGATAAAGAAGGTAGAGTTCTTAAGATCAAAGTTAAACTCCTAGACACCCCAGCAGGAAAGATTGCTAAAAGCCTTGTAGATGCTGGAGTTCCTTTATCAATATCTTCTAGAGCTGCTGGTTCAGTAGGTCCAGATAAAAAGGTACAGATCAAAAAGATCTTCACTTATGACCTCGTTGCCGATCCTGGTTTCAAAGACGCACAACTTGAAAGAGTGTATGAAAGCCAAGGTTTCTCATCTATTCAGATTGAAGAGATGAAGAAAAATAGCATTTTGAACGGATTAGAATGCTTAAATGAGTCATTAGGGATAGAAAATGAATCTTCGTTAAAGATATATAAAGTCGAAAACGATGAGGAATTCCAAAAGATCGTAAATAAATCAGACAAGAAAAATAAAACAGTCCTTATGGAGAATAATGAATTTGTTACTGCAGAAGAACTTAATAAGTATTCGATTTTTCTTAAAAAAGAAATGGATGCTTTGAAAGGCGCTATTGCAGAGGTGAAAGAACAAAGAGCATCCCTAACAGAATCTGAAGAAGTAAACAGAACCACTCAAGCTTTAGAAGCTAGAATCGGTAAGTTGGAAAAATATTCAGAGTACCTAGCAGAAAACCTAGAGAACGCAATTCAATATGGTGAGTACCTAGCAGAAAACTTAGACAACTCTATTAACTACAGCAAATACTTAGCTGAGAATTTAGATAAAAATATTTCTTACTCTAAGTACTTAGCAGAAAACGTAGATAAGTCTATTTCTTATTCTGAGTACGTAGCTGAAAGCGTTGATAAGAATATCGAGTATTCTAAATACTTAGCTGAAAAGCTAGATCAAGGTATTCAATACACTGAGTATTTAGCAGAGAACGTAGAGCAATCTATTAACTACTCTGAGTACTTAGCAGAAAGCTTAGATAAAGGTATAGCTTACACTGAATATGTTGCTGAGAAATTAAACGATGGTATCGAATACTCTGAGTACATTGCAGAAAACCTTAACAAAGGCATCGAATATTCTAACTATTTAGCAGAGAATATTAATGGAAATATTGAATATTCAGAAAATCTTTCAGAAAAACTCAATAAATCTATCTCTTACAGTGAATATATAGCAGAATCAATATCTAACAAAATGCCTGTTGATAATTCTACTATTTTAAAAGAAAGCGTAAACACATCTGCAGTTGCAGGACTTAATGAATCTGGCTTTGCTGGAAACTATGACGGTCTTACATCACAGATTGATTCACTTATAGAATCGGTTAAAACACAGAAAACCGAATCAAACATTAACGAAGCTACTCAAAAGGTAGCAGCAGCCGAAACACAGAAGGCTCAAGAAGAAGTTCTTAACGAGAACGCAAACACAACTAAAACAGGTCTTAAATTCCTTGACGAAATGCCTGAGGATTTCGTTCCAGTTTGGGAATCACTTAATGAAGGACACAAGCAATCTATTATTGCTCAGTCACACTTCTATAAGTTAGATACTCCTTACCAGATCAACAATTTCTGGCAAACACGTCAATTAGGATCTAAACCAGTTGGAGTTCAAAAACTTGTCGAGAATGAAAACGTTGCTGAAAACGCAAAACCACAAGCTTACAATTCAGATTACATGAATTACATAGCTTCAGCGTTAGAGCAAAAGTTTGGCAAAAGATAAAAAATCAAAAAAAAATAACCACAAATCATGAAATTGATTAACGAACAAGAAATCTATGAAACCTGGTCTCCGATTATCGAGAGCAAAGCGGGAATCACAGAGGAAAGCAAAAAAGGATGGTTGACTAAATATTGTCACTATCACTCACTTAACGAGTCTGCTGGTGCATACAACTCTTTAGGTGTAATGAACGGTATGGGTAACGTTACCCCACCAGTATTCCCTGGTGCTACAATTGGCGGTACTTCGTTCTCAACTGGCGCAAACGCTGGTTTCTACAACAACACTTGGCAAGGTTCAGGCGATAAATTCCCTTCACTTCTTCCATTAGCTATTCAAGTAGCTGCGAAGACTGTAGGTTTTGACATCGTTCCTGTTATCCCTATGTCAGGTCCAACTGGTATCTTATCTTACTTAGATTACGTATACGCAGGTGGTAAAATTAGCGCTGCTGCTGCTGGTTCAGCTGCTGATCAGTTAGCTTCTGCTCCTTCAATGATTAAGTTCCCAGTTTACCAAACTGCTTCAGGAGCTGCTGGTACTACCGGTGCTACTGCTGGAACATTCACAGTTGGTGCTACTGCATCTATCTCTAACACTCTTCTTTTAACCTTCGTAGGTTTATCAAGAATTGATGGTTTCCCTATTTTCGAAATCACCGGTTTAGCTTCAGGTTCAAACGTTGCTTCTTACTTCAACGGTACTCCTGCACAAATCGTTACTGGAGCAGGTGGATCAGGATTCTACACTGCTAACACAGCTGGTACAGCTCAATTAGTAAAAGCTTTAGAAGACCATATCCAAGGATTCTCTGGTGCTGGTTTCAACAACACTGATGACTGGCAAGGTCCTTACGTTGACGGTACTAAGACTTACAACCCTATGTTAAGAGGCGTTGCTGAATCTACCTACTACAACTCAATGGGTCTTTCTACCTTCACTAAGTTCGTAGAAGCTGAAACCTTCCAAGCTGCTGCATCAGTAACAACTGAGCAAATCCAAGACTTAAACAAGCAGTTCGGTGTCGATATTATCTCAATGATCGAGAACGCACTTGTTAACGAGGTTTCTCAAGCAATCAACAAGCACATCCTTTCAAGAGCATTTGCTTTAGGTTGGTCAAATCACACTCAGTTCAACAACGTTGAAAACCAAAACTTAAACCTTAACTTAGTTATTGGTGGTGGTGCTGGTACAACTTTAGCTTACGTGAAGAAAGACGACACTGCTGGAAGTATGCCTATCCCTGCAGGTCCTGCAGCAGGTGGATTCGAGAACTTATCAACTTTACAAAGAAGATTATTCTCAAGAATCCTTGCAGCTGCTAACGTGGTAGCTAACAGAGGTAGAAGAGGTCCTGCTAACTTCATCGTTACTAACGCTGCAGTAGCAAGTGCACTTCAAGACATCTCTCAGTTCACTTTCGCTCCATTCTCTAACACTTTAACTCAAAACAACGGTACATTATACCCTGTAGGTTCACTTGCTGGTATGACCGTATACGTAGATCAGAACATGAACTACAACGATACGAGAGTGTTAGTTGGTAGAAAAGGTGGCGATGACGAGCCAGGATTGAAATTCATGCCTTACATGATGGCTGAGTCAATCCAGACTATCTCAGAAGGTACTATGTCACCTAAGATTGCAGTTAAGTCTAGATACGCTCTAGTAGAAGCTGGTTTCTTACCAGAAACTATGTACTTAACATTCTATGTGAACGTGCCAGCTGGCGGATTAGCTTAATCCCTAATTCTATAATAATAAAACCCCAGGCCTTAAAACCTGGGGTTTTTTGTTGAGAATCATTACGGTATTTTTAATTGGAAGGGATATATACAGAGTAAAAAAAAATTGTTTTCAATGAAGAACATACCATCATTTAAGGATTTTAGCGATAATCAATCTCTATTAGAATCCTCTTCTATCGATGAATTTAAAAAATTGGAGGATCTCGGAGAGATTCAAACAATACATACACTAAACGAAGGAAAGGTTTTAGATTCGATTAAAAACTCTCTGACCAAATTTTTCTTAGGGAAGTATTCCAAAATAGGATTACTAGATAAAGCTAGAGAAGTCCTAGTTAAGTTAGAAATTGATCTAATAGAAAGACGTTACGAATTCGAAGAAGCTATCGATAAGATAGAAGCTCAGATTGATGCTTTAGGATCTAGCGGAGATAAACAAAGACTTGATGCTCTGAAAAGAGACAGAGATAATAAGCTAAAAGAGTTCGAGACTTATGAAAACTCAACAAAGCTTAAAATGAAGAAAGCTTTGGAAATAGTGAAAGATAACATCGGAGGAGATGCTAGAAGAAAGAGATATTACGAGGCAGGTAAAGCTGAAGATGAGATAGGATTAGCTGAACTCAAGTATAAACTTGCAAAAGAAAAAGCTGACGATAAAGAGATCAAGAAGTACGAAGATGCTATAAAAAAAGCAAAAGAAGAGGCACAAGCCAAAATTGATGCTATAAAATCGGAAGTAGAATCCAAAGAGGAGAAGACTAAAAAAGAAGGCGAGGAAGTTTCTAAACAAGCTGAACAGTCTAAAGTTGATCCGGAAAAAGAAAAGAAGAAAATATCCAGCAGAAAGGGTAAGGACATCATCGAAAGAAAAAGACAACTTGAAAATAGTATAGTTGATCTAAAAGCCGATATGGAAAGACAACTTGCACAGATTGAAAAACACATCAAATCGGGCAAAAAAATTTCCAAGTCTTATCTTAATAACAAAAAAATTCAGTTGTTATCGATGGCTTCGACCGTAGATTCTCAAACTAACCTACTCAGAATTTTGAGAAATCTAGGAAAAAGCGAGAGCGATATTACTAAGAAGTTATCCAAAGAGCACGAGTTTACCAAATTGACTAACCTGATAAATCAGGGAATAGCAGATGGACAAGATGCAGGTTCTGGACTTAAGAAAGTTATCTCTAACGTTTTTGTCGGCCCAGAGGGAACAATCGATGCTGGAAAAATTACTAAAGCTAAAGAAAAATTGAACGAAGGATATGACTTTGAATTTTAAACAATGGGAGAGATTAGACGAAGCTAATCTTTTCGACAAAATTAAAAACTTCCTAAGCGGTGCTTTCGGTGGATCCGTAAGTAAGCTTGATAACCTTGGTGAGGAATACAGATCTGCTGAAATGGAATATGTAGAGGAATGGGAAAAAACACAAGAGGAGATTGATAAACTTGAACTTGAAAGATCCCAAACCAAAGCAGATCCTGCAGAGCTTAAGAAGATAGACAGATTAATCGTCAGAAATAATCAATTGTTAACCTCGCAAGCTAAAGCTCACGAGAAAAGAACCGATGAAATATTCTCTAAGGTTAAGAAGACAATTACAGAAAACAAGAGACTTAGAATCTATTGGGAAAAAATTAAAACCAAGATTGATGCTGAGGTGAGTCAGGATATGTACGAGAAAGCCAAAAAGATGTCAGATTCTTCACTTTCTGGAACCCTTTACAATAAGTATAAAGATGCAGTTTTAAAGGCTAAAAAGAAGGATGAGGAGTTCAGAGAGAAATATGGTAATCTGATGACCAGAGAAATCCAGGCCGGACCTAGAAAATATGCTAAGGACTCTGATGATTTCGACGATGATGTAGATCCTAAAAAATCTTCAGCTGAGGTTTCTTTTTCTAGACTCTCTAAGCTTTCAATTTCTGATTTCACATCAGAAGTAAAGGATCTAGGTTCGAAAGAAGCTAAGAGCCTCGTTTCGTATCTAATTAAGCAAAGAAACGAAAGATATGTAGCTATGGATTTAGAAAGAGATGCTTTGAATAAATATGTAGAGGCTTCTACTAATAAAGATAAAGCTAGAGACGCTGCTGCTGATAAGATTAAGGATATCAGAGCTAGATACATGAGTGAGATTAGAGATCTAAGATCAAAAATTACAATAGCAAGAAAGTATGCTTAGTTATAACGATTTCAAAGTACAGGAAGCAGAAACACAGTTAACTGCAATCCAGAAAATTAAAACTCAAATTTCTCAGAAGTTTGACGAAATAGCCGATGCTAAAAAACAGAAAAGACCAGGTGATCTTAATTCTGAAGTGAACAGCATAACCAAACAAGCTGCTGTGTATGCAGAGATCTCCGTGTTAATGAAATCGCTTGCAGCGGAAATTAAAACTAGTGGTAAAAGCGAAAATATCTATTAATTATGAATAAGAATCAATATATCCTCAATCCTGTTGCTAGAGGACTTCTACAGGAGTACTATGACAAGATTTTCGAAAACGAAAATGTAGATCAGCTTTTAGTTAAAGTTGCAGATAACGCATTAAACGCTTTCAAAATAGTTACTTTCGACCTTGCTCCAAAGAGAGATAGAAATCCTGATGCAATCAGAGTTAAGCTATCGGACATTTCCAATTCCAAGAATTCAAAGGAATTGACATCTAAACTTTTGGATTATGCGGATGATAACGATCTATCAAATTCTAAGTTTTATGAGGCCAAAAAATTGTATCTTGATGCTCTTAAGAAATTTGCTGAAGCTTTAAATAGAACCTCAGAAATTTCTAAAGCTAAGGATGAAGTTGTCATTAAGCAGTTTAAATCGGCTACACAAAAGCTTATGAACTCTATAGACAACATTGCTAAACAATCTCAAGAGGAAGAAAAGAAAGCAAACGAGAATTTAGACCTTTACTACTTCGAAGACCAGCTAAACGAATCAATCTTTACTGGTTATAAAGATAGATTGATCGAGCTTAAGAAGTTGTTAACAAATCTAAAAACTTCTGCTGAAGGTAAAGATCAAAAAAGCGGTTACGGTAGAGATTGGAAAACCCTTTTCGTTGAATTGGATGAAACGAGAAAAGCTTTGGATGTCAACGAGGGTGGAGAGAAAAACAGAAAGCTTTTAGAAGAACTTGAAAAGAAGGTAGCTAAACATCAATTAGAATTCAATGATGCTTTGATTAAGGCTGCTAATAGAACCTTACAGAATCTAGAAAATGACGAGGAGATAGCTACAAACTATTCTGACGTCACTGATTTAGTTAACCAAGCTTTAGAATTTTTAACCAGAGCTAAGACCCAATATTTGATGGCAGTAAAAGACATCAAAGACGAAAACGAGCTAAAAGAAGTTGAGATTTCTAAAACTCTTTTTCCTTTAAAAAGAGGTGACACTGATTCTGATAAGAAAATAAAAAACAGTGGACTTATCTATGCTATTCAGCAGGCTTTCATCGATGGAATTCCTTCTGCTGGAAAACTTTTGAAATCGAAAGGAGCACCTAACGGTAAATTCGGACCTGTTACGACAGCAATCGTTTCTACCCTCCAGAAGATCACAGGAAATAAAAACCAAAACGGTGAACTTGATAGAACACTTCTTGGTGATATAATCTCTTCTGATTGGGTTTCTAAAGAGAATAAGAAGAAAATCCAGGATGCCTTAGAGATCATCAAATCTAAGACTAATGAAAACTATGATTATGTAAACGCTAAATCTGAGTTTTTATTCGAAGGTAAAATTCAAATTAACCAATCTGAATTCGAAAGCGAACTTGATAAGAAATACAAAGAGATTAAGTCTATATCTGTTGATCGTGCGAAAGGAGAAGATGTTAGTCACAAACCAGGATCTGCTTCGGGTGTTGGCAAATTAGCCAAGAAGCTCAGAAGTATGTACAGCATCAAAGTTGAAGAAGAGGATTTCGTAAAAGAAGATGGATCTTTAAAATCTTCATACAGCACACAGTTCATTAAAGACTGGAATTCAGCTTTAGATAAAATCGAATCTGAAGACCCTAAGACCTATGGCTACTTCTTTACCGATGGCGGAGTTTACGATATTAATTTAGCTTCTACCTCTTTAAAGAATCCTTGCAACTGGGTAAAATGGACAGATTACAGAAAGATCAAAACCTTGAATACTGAGGATGCTGTAGATTATCTTACTAGCTACCTTAAAGGTTGGACAACATTTGGTATGATCAGACCTGGATACAGATATGATGGGATCAAATCTTTGGTTAAGAGTAATTCTGAAAACGACTCACTCGATTTAGCCGGTCCTTACGAGATGATGGAATCTGTAATCAAAAACAAAGAAGTTCCTTACATAGATTACGAAACCCTCAAGGGTGATGTTGCAAAGGCTTTCAAGATTGTTTTACAGAAAGAGGAAAAATCACCTGACCTTGGTAAGGAAGAATTTGTTGCACTAAACAACTTCTTGATAATGATTGGTAACTGTATATCCTTTGATGGTGATAAATTCATTAGCTGTGCTAAATGGATTGATGAAAACATTATAGGTGAATCAGCAGCCAAAAGAATTAGTAAAGATCTTATCATAGGAATTGATCGCGACACTAGCGACACCGGTCCTCTTCTCGGTTATGAGTCTTCAAAGATCATATCTGGAAAGTTCAATGAGATTTCTAAAAAACAAACCTCTACTAAAAGAGGCAAGAAAATGTCATCGGCTCTACCATCTCTCGGAGTTTTGGCCGGGATGAAAACAGGAGAGGGTGACGCTATGGGAATAAGAGACGTTTTAGCTGATACATGTTACTACATAGCAGCAGACATCTACCCTAGTATCGAAAGTCATCTAAAGCGTATGAACGCAAAGACATTCGATCAGGTTCCACAAGCATCTCCTAATAAATGCGTAAACGTTACCAAGTAATACAAAAGGGATTCTCAAAAGAATCCCTTTTTAGTTTTTAATCCTACGAACATTTAATTATATTTGCATCCTACGAAACAAGCTTCAATTACTTAATATAAAGAATGTTATGGTATACGTTTTCGAAGGACCCAGAAATAGCGGTAAGACTTTTTTATCCAAGTACATTTCTGAAAAGTTCCAAATACAAAGATTTCAATTCCTATTTGCTGAGTATTTTAGCAGACTGAGGATGGTTAGTCAGGGAAATAAAGAGTCTCATGCTTTTGCAATGGGTAAGGAACTTATGCTTATGCAGCTTTTTAAAGACCTCACTTTCAAAGACTCTGACGGATCAAATTTGGACATAATACACGACAGAGGTATATTAACAGTTCTTGCCTGGGGTATTATGGAGGGTCGAATTTCAGAGGAAGAAATGGATGAGCAGGTCAAGATGATAAAGGACCTTAATTTAATGGACGAGATCCAAATTGTATTCGTAACCGGAGACAATCCCAATAAGGGTGAAAGAAATAAGGATGAGTGGGATAGAATAGATGGTGATTCAAGAGAACTTGAATCCTATTTAAAAGTGATTGACGTGTTTAAGAAATACAAAATCGCAAAAATCTGGAGATTCAAGAATCATTTCAATGAAGGGTCTCTACAAGACATTGTACTTTTATTCGAAGAAATTTTATTTAACTAATATGTGTGGAATCCTGCTAACTACAAGAGCAAAGAATAATCCTTTAATTCTGGATAGTATTAAACATCGTGGTATAGAAAGAACTGAGATCGAGTTAGATCAAGTTACACTCTGCCATCATAGACTTCCTATTCAAACATCGGATGGTGACGAATGGACACAACCAAGAGAACTTTCTCCTGGTGTTTTTATGATGTTTAATGGAGAAATCTTTAACTATGACAAAAATCAATTTTCGTCAGATACTGAATACCTTTGCCACTTATTTAGAGGTTTCAATGGTTCTAATATTGAATTCTTCACTGCCATGTATCAAACTCACATTCAAATGTGGGATGGATTTTGGGCTATAGTGTTTTATGATTCTCGCACTGGTGAGGTTCTGGCCTTTACTGATCCTCTTGGAAAGAAGTCTCTGTATATTAATGATCTTGGTGAAATCTGCTCTGAAATTAAAGGACTAAGAGGTCCTTTAGATGAGATTGATGAGATTTACATCAGTTCAGTTAGAAAATGGGGATATAACAAGGACAATAGAACACCATTCAAAAGTATAAAAAGAATTCTTCCTAACACCTTTTACTCGTATAACATACAATCACCCTGGTTTCCAAAAACTTTCGGACCTTATTACAGGACTTGGGAATCTCCGATTCTGGAGCTAGATGGTGCTTCATATGAAGATCATATGAATTGGCTTTGGGATAAGATGTTCGAAAGTGTTCAAAACCGATTAGTTTCTAAGAATTATCCAATCTCTCTTCTGGTTTCAGGAGGCTTAGATTCCTCTATTATAGCCGCTATTTTAAAACATATGGATGCAAAGGTAGCCTGGTTCAGTATAGAGAATGGAGAAACCCCCTTTATTAATGATTTAGAAGCTCATATAGGCGTTCAAACCAATTTTCTAGAGTATGATATGGATTCAAGTAAGAACTCGCTTATATACACTCTATGGAACGAAACACCGGTGGATTTAGGCTCGGTTATTCCTCAGTATCATTTGTTTGATGCAGTAAAGAAAAAAAGCGGATATAGGATAGTACTAAGTGGTGACGGATCAGATGAACTTTTTGGAGGGTATTCAAGAATTCATGATTATGACTCTCAAAAATCTGACATTTTCGAGGAACTCACTTTCTATCACCTTCCTAGACTCGATAAGATGTCAATGGCTCATACACTCGAGTTAAGAAATCCTTTCCTAAACCTAGATATTTTAAGATTTTCTGCTCATTTACCTATTGAATGGAGAACTGACAAGAAGATTTTGAAAGACACATTTGGACCATTGCTACCAGATACAATCGTCAACAGAAAAAAAGAAGCCCTTAAGAATCCTGAAATCAAGGACGATAAGCTTAAATACAGACAAAAAGCTGTTGATCTATTCCTTTCTTCGATCAAATAATACTTTCGATTACAGAAGGTCTTATGGATATATAGAGAAAAAAGTTATACAATGACTAGAATAATTAAAGATCTAAACACCTTTTCTGAAGAGACGAGTCTCAACGAGGATTTCAGCTGGGGTAATCTCCTATCTGGAGCCTTAGATTTTGCAGGAGAGGGCGTGAGAAAAACCATAAAGGAGAAGATTGCAGCTTCAATTATGGAGACTTTTGGTATTATGGAGAATTCCCTTTTATCAGCTTTCGTACAGGAAATTGTTGAAAAAATCCCCGTTAAAGACTACCCTGGAATTATAATGGGCGAAAAAGCCAATGTTGATTATTTGGCTCCTATTATGGTTGAGGCGATGGACGAATTCATCGAAAGAAAGGGATTTGATGCTCTTGCAGAACAACTTGGTATAGAACCAAATGGATGGTTATACAGAATCATAGTAAACGGAATACAATCTCCTTCAGGTAAAGAAAAGCTTAAGCAAATGTTTGTTGAAGCTTTCGGAGGAAAGGATGCTACAGGATCTGTTGCTAGAGATGCAATATCATCTTTACCCGTTAAGGACAAGAAATTAATATCCGATAACGTTAAGAAAAAGCTATCGTCTTATTACGGAAAATCTGTCGAGATGGAGCCAGATAAATCAAAAGGATTTGGAGACTATGTTTCTGATTTCTGGCATTCACTTATTGGAGACAAAGAACCTCAAAAATCACTTTAAATTATGAATGTAAATGATGTTGCTCAAAGAGAAATCCTAGATTTCCAGCACTTTTTAAAGAAAGTTCACGATAACACTTATAAGCCTTTGGCCCCTGCCAATCAATCAGAGGGTGGACTTGCAAAGTCTGGCTTACACGATATTAAAAGAGAGCCAGCCTACGATTTCGTAGGATATGCAGATGCTGTATTCGCAAACAAATCTAAAATCGATGTACCTGGAATTAGAGTAAGTATAGGTAAAGAGTTAGGTATGGCAGATGCTACAGGATTCGGTACAAGCTTTAATATGGGCACTAACGAATCTGAATCGGTTTTCTCAGGACTTAAGAAATTATCTGACTTCTAAAAGAAAAGTAATTCACAAAAAAGCCAATCGATTATCGATTGGCTTTTTTTATTGGCAAATTTGATCTATGAATTTTTCTTTTGCTAGTTTATAGATTTCTGAGTCCTCATCAAAGTTCTCGTAGATTTCTATAACATAAAAGGCTGGAGAATAGCTTATATCACCTGGCTGGATTTCATCCATTATTTCGTGATAAATGTATTCGTAATTAAGTGAGAATAGATTATTCTTTAGGTGTATTTTCTTCATAATAGAAATTTCTCTCTCACCTTCTGCAGTCTCCATTTTTATTTTCCCTTTGAAGAAGAAATTGGACAGTCTATCAGTGATCATATTTCTGATAATTACGATTCCTGAGTTTTCCTTAGGGTTCTCCATCGCAAATTTAGACTGTATTTTAAAGATCTTTATTTTAGATTCTTCTTCCTTAAGTATGTCTAGACAGATCTCTGAATATTCATAAAGTGTCTGTAATGACGATTCTACAATATCCATTATTTGCATCTTGTCCTCTTCACTCAGACTATCATAGTCGAATTTCAAAGCCATTTCTTTCTCCTCCTTTTTTAGAGGTTTTAGAAGGGAATCATCGATCTTCCTTTCACTCTTGAAAGAGTTCAGGGTTCTTACTATCTGTGAGATTTCTCTCATTATAGAATAGCAGGTCTTTGGATTAAGGTTTTTGCTTATAGCCTTTAGGTAATCAAGCAAAATGTATTCTTTATACTCTGGATCTAAGGGATCGCTTAGAAACCAGATTGGGTTTAGTTTTTTTCTCATTTTTTAAAAAAGAGTTACATCCGTTACTTGTATATATTTTTAGGATATATAGTTAAAAAAGAAAAGCATGAGCAGAATCTACGATTATAACCAATTTTCATCTAAGAAGAATAGAATAGGTGGGGATTATACATTTGGTCAGGATCTTAAAAGCATGGACATTGATCTTTTTAACAGACCTGATGATTGGCAAGATCTGGATGATTATAAGGCTTTTATAGAATATTCTGTTGACGTTGAAGTTAAAAAATCTGGAATAGAGGGCCTTATGTTTAGAATAAACATGGTTGAACTCGAATTCACAGTGGATGATTATCCTAACGAAAGTAAGGAGTTTGATTTCGATCTTGTACCTGGGAAAAATATAGATTTTAGCCAATTAGAGGCTAATCCTTTAGAATATGTTATCCCAACGTATCCTAGCAATCTCACAATTGACATGAATAAGAGCACAGAGCCTATTAAGTGGAAAATTACAGTTTCTTTCGGAAATGACTAACAAATTAATGGATTTTAACGGATTTCAGAAGCTTATAACTGAATCCACTAGTTATCAGATTCCCGGTGTGAAAAACATCTGGGGTGGAGGTTATGAGCTTGAAGTTTTTAAATCACCTAAACACTCCGAAGATTCAGAGAAACCACAGGGTATCTTTATTGCAGATAAAAATGAGAAATCCGTAGCTCTTTGTTTTTTAAACCAGGATGGATCTGAATCCGAATATCTCTGGGTTCCAAATGATGCTATAGCACTAAAGGATTTAGACGAAGAGCAACACCTCTTAAAATTCGACCCATACAAAAAATGGATTTTAAAGCACGAGAACAAAGATAAAGTTGAGGATTTCCTCGAGGATTTTGCAGATCACATCGAGTCATCTAAACTTTGGGGACCCGATAAAATGGGAAGAAATGCAAAGGACGACGTTGAGATGCTAATGGATATTTTCGATATACCTTCTCCGATAAAATCTTTTGAAGTTAGTGGAGATAATCAATGGGATGCAGAATTAGAGGACGGAAAGGTTATTGAGATCACAAAGAGAAATCAAGATGATCTGATGTCTACCTTTAAAATATTTCCAGATAAAAAAGACTCGTCACCAGTATTGACTATAAAGAACCAAACATCTTCCCCTAAAACCGTTTTTAGACTCCCTAATTTAGGCGAAATAGAAATGGGTGAGGTTCTAATAGGGTATAATAAACAAAGTCCGTACGTAAAGTATCTAATAAAAAAATGCTTGGGTTTAGAAACTTCTGCAGACCAAGCTGATCTTTTTGATCATTTCCAAAAGATTGCAAAAGAAAAAGGTCTAAAATCTGATGAGGTTAAGACCATTATGAAGCTTCTTGAGGATTTCATGGATCCTAAGGAGATCACTTCTTTTCTACCTTCTAGATAAATTCGAAACAATTTCCATCTTTCGTCCATACAATTTCCATGGAAATAGATGAAAATTTTGATCTTAAGCACGATCAGGTCTTAAGACTTAAAAAAGAAAGGGGCTATACAGTCCTGGAGTTTTCTAGACCCAAGGATAAAGAACTCAATAATATAATAGAGTTCTGGAGATATGACTCCAGAAAGCCCAAAGGCGAATCCTCATGGCTTACAGAGAATGATTTCAAGGATCACCTAGACAACTATTTAAGTCTATTTCCGGTGGTGAGTTTAGAAACAATTCAGAAAAAAGACAATACGAAATAGAACCGTGGGAAATAAGAGAAATTTTTTTCGTTTTTCTTGGTTAAAGTGGCCATCTAAAAAAAATCAAAAAATGGAGATTACTGAACAAAGCATACATGAGTCTAGAATATATTATTCTGCATTCGAATTCCAGTGGATAAAGGGAGACGATACATCGATGATCGAAAAATTTAGAGATGTAACAGTCAACGGTGATTTGATATTCATCGAATTCCAAAGTGGAAAAAGGATCAATCAAGAACTCTTGAACGAGTACATGATAACCTATCCTGCACCTCCACCTACTACACCTTCAAATCCTGCAGCTTTAGCACCTCAGATAAACACACCGAAGCCTTCGGATTTCTCTGTAACATCTATCGATTATCCCGATGCTAAAAACCAGACTCCGGATTCCCCGATATATAAGTTGCTGAAGAAACAGAAGAAAAATATAGTAGAGGTCTCAATAAAGCTAAAATTGAATTTACCTCCTAAAGATCTTTACACAGTTTTATCTGGATCTTTCGATGACGCAGAGAAAGAGATAATTGATTTCGTTTTAGACGGTGTTGATATTGATAGCATAAAAGCTTCTCTTGCAGATTCGATCAGAAAAAATTACTATTCAGAGGGTGGTAAGACACCAGAAACTCCGAAAAGAACAACAAAAGAAAATAGCAAATGAGCAACCACTCCGAAGAAAAAGTCCTACACTCAACTCCCAGATTTGAAGTTGTAGATAGAGATGGAAACATCGGTATAAGATCGACTGTTGAGCCTGTTATAATTTTACCTTTCATTTCTGATGATCAAGGTCTTCCTTTAATGCTAGGTGTTTTAAAGGAAAGAAATCTTTTTAGAGATGGCGGATATTCTATTTCAGCAATATCTGGAACTTCTGAGGAAGAGGATCCGGATTACCTTTCAACCGCAAAAAGAGAATTGAAAGAAGAATCTGGTTATGATGTCGAAGACAGTTCTAAATGGTTTTTCTTAGGAACCGTTACCGCCTCAAAGATGGTAGATTGCGAGCATCCTTGTTTTGCCGTTGATGTGACAGATATGCAAAAAGGCGAAGCTACTACTGACGGATCTGAAGGAGAGAAACTTTCTCAGTTTGTTTTCATTCCCGCAAATGATGTTGTAAAAGCTAAGGACGTTTTTATTCCTGCTTTATTTTTAAAACTCTTCAAATTCGTTGTCGGGATGGATCTTTATAACAGAGAAGATTCCGTTTTCGGTAAATCTAAAGGATTCACAACTGAAATTTAATACTGTATGCAAAACAGAAAAGAAAGAAGACAGCTACTTAAAAAGCTCGGTCTCTTAAATTTGGACAAGAAAAAAGATCCTCTAAAAAGAATAGAGGACGGAAAAGAGAAACATCGCTTGAATCTACAAGAGATGAAGAATTCTGAAATTAAAAAGAACAGAGAAAAGGGCATAGAACCCCAAGAAAATGAGTTCTTTATGTACAGAAATCTAGATAATAGTTACGATAACCTTCAGTCTTTCCTCCTTAAAAAGGACTGGAATGACACCGAAAAATGATTGATTCCCTAACATGAGGCAGAAATTCAATGTCAATTTTTACATATCCAAGCACTCCCCCAAAGAAGTCAAAAAAAGATCCGGTTTAGAATGTGATTTTTTTATAATAGACATCACTAAAATCATTAGGGACATGGGCTATGAGATTGACAATCTAAGCCCAGAGTCTGAATTTATTATAAACCATTCAATTCGCAACAAAATAACTCGGGGAATATATAGTACGAAGTGTGATAGTATACTTGTGTGCTATAGAAATATGACCCCCGATTTTATTAAAAATTTGGAGGATTTCTTAGACGAGTTTTCCGAAACCCTCGAATATGCTATCCACAGACTTTAAAAAAGTGGAAGTGTAAATGTACGATAAAATAAGATTAGATCTTTTAGACGAAGCCAGACTCCAAGGTACTGCGAATAACCTAATATCTAGATATAGCAATATTGGAGCTAGCAATCCTAATAAAGGACCAACCGCTAAAAGTCTTTTTTACGAAGCAGGAAAAAGAGTTCCTGGTAAATATGGCAATTTCCTATTCTATGCTCTCGGTAGTAATGAAAATAGCTTTATTGACGCCTACTATAGATCTGAGGCCTCTGAATACAACGTTAGGACCTCTTCGATAAAGTCCAAAAATCCCACAGCTTCTTATTTAGTAACTGAAACGGTTAGACTCCAGGCTAAGACTGATGAAAATACCGGTGCTCTCAAAGGACTAATCTCGAATTTTCCTGGAGAGATAGTTGGTGGCGAAAGTGCTCCTTATTACTGGAAAGATTTTTTATATTGTAAGCATTACGGAACAATTCCCAATAACTATATGGTAACCCTGAGAAGGTTTCCGACTCCAGTTTTAGACAATATGTCAATTCCTACTGCTATAAAGGATTCTGATAAATTTAACTCCGAAGGTGCAGGTAGACCTGTTGCACAAGCGGTTACCTGGTTCGGGAGAAATACTGGTAACAGTTTAAATGAATTAATCTCTTTTGGTACAGGTATAGAATGGAAATCTAAATCACAGGATTTGGAGAAAACCCAAGAAGCTATGAGTAAAGGATTCTTCCAAGATGGTTTGGTTGGTCAATTGGGTCAGCTTTTAGGAAGAACTACTGAGACCGGAAGTGGAGCACTAGATACACTTGAAGCAGTTGCCAACGCGGCAGTGATTGCAACAGATCCTTCAGAGACTACTACTAATGCAAGCATTGCAGCTAAGCTAAGAGATAGAGCTAAAGATGATAACGGTGGAGTGATGAGCGAGTACATATGGACTTCTGTTGATGTTGTTAAAAATACCTACGTAAGAGATGTTGGACTTAAATTTGACTGGAAAGACATAAAGGTTGTTTTTGAATACGAATTGACTTCAGTTGGTGAGGTCAATACTAAAGCAGCTCTTTTGGATATTCTGGGAAATCTTTTGTCTATTGGTACTAATTATGGTACTTTCTTGTCTCCTGATGTTCGATATAACTCTAATTTTGCCGCTGTTGGATTCCCCGGAGGAAATGCAGGACTTGAATTATATTATAGCGATCCCCTCGCCTGGCTTGTAAGATACGCTTCGGAGATAACCAATATATTAAGTACTGTGATGAAGGAGGATGATTTGAAAACCTCAAAAACAAATGATAAGTCTAGATGGGAACAATATAAGTCAGATCTTGAACAGATCTCCAAAGACGGTTCAAAATCAGATTCAGAGAAAGCTGAGTGGTTAAGAGATCTTGCTGGAAGTAAAGAATTCAGAAGACTTTTCAGAGCAAATCAAACTAATGATTTCATAGCCAACTACCAGATGCCAGTGAGTTTTTTAACTGGTGCACCTATCGGTGAGTGGCATTTAGTTATAGGAAATCCTTGCAACCCTGTTGCTATGATAGGAAACCTTATCTGTAGCGATCTTAATATAGAATTCACAGACCTATTAGGTCCTGATGATTTCCCTACCGGTATAAAGGCAACTTTTACCCTACAACACGCAAGAGACAGAGATCGTGGTGAGATTGAAAGTATATTTAACAGGGGTGACGGAAGGCTCTACCACTCTGCTGCAGAAACAGCTTCTAACCAGCAAAGTTTTGGATCTGTTGCCGATGTAGCCGGAAATGTACTCAGCTATACCTCTGCTGGATCTCTTAAAAGTGGATTCTGGAGATCACAACTTGGTAGCGTAGGAGATCAATCTCAACCAAACAATCCTTAATATTATGGCTTTACTTATAGATACGATTAGTCAAAACAAAAAAGTATTTAATCCAAATACACAGGTTAATAATGGTGACAATTATGGAATTTGG